TATTGATGATGGTTGTGGATATAATATGGTAAGCTCCTGTTGTGGAGATGAAATTATGCGAGAAGTTCCTACTTGCGTGGACTGTGGCTCTTTTGAGATAGGAGAAAAATGGTCAGGAGATGAAGGGTGGACTATATGTGATGATTGTGGAGCAATAGAGCAGGGTTACAAATATTTAGATATATGCTCTAAATGTGAATGCGAATGTGATGAGATAGAGGATTATGAATATGAAGAACAACAAAGAGAGAGTGCAGAAGAAATGGAAAGAGATGGAGAGAGAGATGAAAGTTAAGCTCTTTATTATATTATTAATTCTTTCAGGGTGTGCTTCAATTAAAAATGTAAATGATACAGAACACTTATGGAGAGGAGATAATGGAATTGAATTTTATGAATAATATCAATAATTCTCAGAAGGAGTTATTGTGTAAACTAACTATTAACTAAAACTATTTTAAAATAACTATGGGAAGAATGAAAGAAGAATTTATGGAAATGAAAATGCAAGAACAAGATTACGAAGAAATGTATCAGCAAGAAATGATAATAGAAGGATTTGAACAAGAACAATTAATTACTAATCAAAATAATTTAAAAATGAAAAAAGTAGAAGAAGCAACTATGGTAAAAGAAACCAAAGAGGAGACATTAAAAAGATTATTCC